GCGCCAGGACGGCACAGATCCGGCGGCCGCCGAGCCCCACGATCCCCCCGCCCCCGGCGGTGGGACGGGATAGGGGTGGAAGGTGGCCGCGGCTCTGCCGAGCGCCGCGCCGGCCGGGTTACTCTCCGGCCCAGAGGTTAATGTCAGATGATCGTTGTGAGACTTCATTCTGAAGCGCTCCTTTTCCTGCTTCGAGTGGCCCGGGAAGATCCCACGGGACCAGCATATATAACGATGGCGGCCTGAGCTGACAGGGCAGTTCAGACGATTTATCTTTCTGCATACCGGGCGGCACACCGCCCCGGTATATCCCTGCTCATATGGACGCAAAAAGGCCCGAAAACAAATCCATTCCTGAGTCTGTTTTCGAGCCTGATTGGCCGATATTCGCATCTTTGTTGTGAGTTTAGGATATGGACAAGTCTCCATGGGGACACCGCATGGGGCTACCTCCGACCTGGTTAAATCTGACCTGTTATACGGTCAGAATAGCACCACCCGCCGGTTTTGTCCAGTTGCGATTTTCACCACGACTGCCACAGCACCTTGCTTTTATTATACTGTTTTTTTCATCATACGTCAAATTTGGGGGCCAATGGGCGCAGTTATCCTACCCAGGCCACGTCCCACAAGACGCGCGTACAAACTTAACAACGTGCACAATGCGGATCAAAGTCCGACGAACAGACGGCCAACGGGCTGGCGTCTGCCCCCGCAATTTCAGCGAGTGCGTGCAAAAATCAATCACAGTCTTTTTATATCACAATATATTGTGCTTGTCAACTGATAAATCTACATGTTGTATCTGGACGAGGGCGCACTTATACAAGGTACCCTGCTAGTCCTCCCTAACTTACTCCGCCCTAACTTACTTCGCCCTAGAATACAGGTACAGTTTACCACAGGGGCCGGAGACTGTATAGGCGGAATTTTTCCAACCATGCGGCCAAACAAAAAGAGTCCAGGGGCTCCTGGGCCCTAGACTCTCTGAAACACGGATACTGTGCAGCGTCATGAAGCTGCCCGGATACTGACAGGGCCAGTATAGCAGAGCTCGCACCAGAGTACAAGCCTTTTTGCAGATGCTTCTTGCATTTCGTGTCGAAGTATGGTATTTTGAAAATGGCGTTGCCAGTATACGGTAGGCGGTCAGTCCCTCCAGTACGGAGGGGACTTCTGCCCCCTCCAGTGAGAGGGGGTGATGCTCATGAACTACCCTACATACTCGGAGCTGTTCCAGTTTTGTATGGTGATCATCGGTATCATTGGCCTCTTTTTGGCCATAAAAAAGAAGTAACCGCCCCTGTCCCCACAGCTCGGCGATTACTTCAATGATATGTAGGGGCTAACCGTCTACCGGCAACGCCCTTTCTAGTTGAATTATACTCAATCCGGCCCCTAAAGTCAAGGCCGGCTTTCCTGCCATTGTGTCCAACTTGGACACAAATGTTTTACGGAGACATCAAAATACGTGAAACAATAACCAGCACCCACCTTTTAGTGGGTGCTGGTTATTGTTATAAATACCGCTGGAGCACTTCGCTCAGAGCATCCTTGTAGTTCTTCAACTCGTAAATGTCGGTCAGCGGGTACTTGGTTTCCTTTTTAGCCTCATCTGGGATGATCAATGTCTTCAGGTTATCAGTCAGGCGAAGGCGACAAATCCACTTGCGGATATTGCCCCTATACAAGATATTGATGTAAGACTCCGTATCCTTGTAGGTAATGTCGTGGATATCTGCAAGGTCAGCCAGTAGATTTTTCACGATAAAGAAAGCCTCTAACTCTTCCTCGGTGGTGACGATATTGGGGACCTTCTTCTCAGACTCGGTCGGTTCGGCAGGGGAAACAGAAGCATCATCGGCGGGCTTCTGCTCTGTAACAGAGACGCTTCCACCAGAACCACCAAGAGCTGACTTGATCTTGTCGTTCATCATCTCGCTCACCAAATCGTTTAGGGCCTTGGACAAAATGGGCCGGAACTTTTCAATCACACTCTGAGTCTTAGGGCCAGAGTAGCAACTCTGAAGAAAAAAACGGATAAAGTCGTCACAGGGGGTGTCGAGCTGCATAGTGAAAATGTGCTTGAACTCCTGGACATATTTCAACTCAGAGGCGGTGCTGAAGATAGAGTCAATATCAAAAACCGACTTGCAGAACTTCTTTAGCTCAGGAACTTGGTTTTCACGTATGTCCAAAATATTGATAGTTAAGAAAGGATCGTTATCCATCTTATTGGGACTATCTAGGTCTGTGTAAAACCGATAGATGAGACCGTTTGTGAGGATGGCGAATTTGGCTGTCGTAGTACCAAAGTAACGAAAGAGTTGTGAATCATGCCGATCTAGGTTTTCTGAAATGGATTTACACTCTACAAGGATTACGGGTTGCTCCTCCTTGATAATGGCGTAATCCACTTTTTCGCCCTTCTTGATACCTACGTCTGCGGTGAACTCCGGCACAAATTCTTGGGGATTGAATACATCGTAGCCGAGCATGGCGAAGAAGGGCATGATGATTGCAGTCTTAGTGGCTTCCTCGGTCTGGATGGAGTCTTTCATACTCTCTACCCGCTTAGAGAATTGCCTCAGTTGATCAATGAAATCCATAGCCCACACTCCTCTTTCTTTTTTCTGGCCGACTTGAATACGTTGAATTTCCCGCGGAAGGGGATATCTTTAGAATCTTATGGGGTTTTAGGCTCCTCGTCGGCCTTCTCTTTCTGGTCTTGTACCCACCTGTATTCCACGAAGGCCATGACATCTTCCTGAGACTTTGGAGAGAGCTGGTTAAAGCGGAAAACGAGGTAAGGCCGCGGCGGGCCGTTTGTACTTTTTGAAGGATCTTCCCCGAGAAGTTCGCCAACGGTAACACCAAGATACTGAGCAAGAAGCTGAACCTTCTCGACGGAAGGAACTTGTCCTCGGCTTTCAATGTTGTTTATAAAACTGCTACCTACTCCACTTTCACGGCAGGCGACAGTAGGCTTTACACCTTTGGCAGCGCAGTATTTTTTTATGTTTTGCACAAAAACTGCTTTATCCAAGCACTCTCCCACCTCTGAAAAAGGAAATAGGGCAACACTACAATAATTCACTTTAGAGGAAAATTATATTGACAATTCACTTTTAAGGATTTATGATTTACTTGCAAGTTGATTTTAAGTCATGGAAAAGGGGCGAAAATGCTACCGCGTTTTGTGCGGCACATCCCCCCAAGTATGTATCTTACCCAAATTCATACTACCATAAACCTGACTTAAAATCAAGAATTGGATAAAAGGGGTGATAGCATGAAAATCAGAGAGTACCGAGAAAAGCGAGGCATGACCAAAAGCGAATTGGCCCAGACCATGGGCGTCGATCTTGCAGCAGTGTCCCGATGGGAATCGGGAGAGGCTATGCCAAGGGCGTCCAAACTCCCAAAGCTGGCCGACCTGTTTGGCTGTACCATCGACGAGCTCTATGGCCGGACAGGGCCTCCAGACAGGCGAAACTGTTCGGCTTGATGCAAGCGTATCACACGGAAGGAGGGAGCGCCATGTACGGACAATACGAGAATATCTACAAAACCACCCGCCGGAAGGCTGGTTATACCCAGGAAGCGGCAGCCGAGCGGCTGGGCATATCTGTCGAAAGTGTCCGGGCCTATGAGACGGGGCAGCGGATACCGCCCAACCACATCGTCGACCTGATGTCCATTCTGTATCACTCCCAGCAGCTGGCCTATCTGCACTTGCATGAGAGCAACGTGCTCATAGAGCATGTTATCCCAGAGCTGGAACAGCGGAGCCTGATGGCCGTGGCCATGCGGATCTACAACCGGATCAACCGGTTCAGCCAGACGCACAGGCTGGAGCGGCTTATGGAGATCGCGGAGGACGACCGGATTGACGAAACCGAGCGCGCCGAGTTTGACCTGATTATGCTCGACATCCGGGAGATCATCAAGTCCGGCCTGGAGATGGATGTATTCTGCGCACACTCAACCCCGGGAACTTAGGGGGGAATGTGAGATGAAGCTCGAAGTGAGCAAGCGGGATGCGTACATTATGGCCGAAACCTTGTGGGAGGCGGCCATGGATCTGGACATAGCTGCAAAGGGGAACAGAGAGCGGGCCCGGATATGTGCCCGCATAGGCGATCCGGTTGCGTATGCGCCGAAGCTCGCCAGGCTGGAACGGGAGATCACCCGGATGGAGCGGGCGGCCCGCCGGCGGAGAGCTGTCAGGGAGCGCCTGCTCCAAGCGATTGAGGCCGCGAAGGCGGCGGAGCAAATGGAGGCTACTACCGATGAAAGGAAATAAAAAAGCCGCCCTGTGGTCAGACAGGACGGCCTACATAGCAGGGCGGTTCACAAACCCTAACGTATGTAATTTATATTATAGCACCCTGCCCGGGCAAACGCAAGGGGCTATAACACTCTGCCCAGCTCCGGGCCCGACGCAGGGCCCGGGCTGGCCGGAGGCAACAGAACGGAGGCGGCAGCATGGGGACAACTGAGCGGTGGAAACCGCTGGATCTGCGGCGGCGGGGCGAGTTGGGCCCGTATGACGGAGAGCTGATTGTCCTGCACATGGTGCCCAAGACCTCGGCCCGCAGCGAGCGGTATGTCGTCGGTCGGCTTGAGGTCGTGGCCGGGCGTACCTGGATGTCCGGAGGTGGCAATACCCTGTCGCCGGCGGAGATGCGTAAGCGATATGACCTCCGGTGGGTCCGGTTGCCAGAGGACGATACCAGGTCGTATCCGTAAAGACATGATTGGAGGTGATGGCACATGGCCGATATGATTAGACTCCAGCGGAGCGGCGGCTATACTGTGCTGCCCAACGGCATCCTGCGAGATACCAACCTATCACTCAAAACCAAGGGACTGTTTGCCATCATCCTCTCACTGCCGGAGGGGTGGGACTACAGTGTGGCCGGGCTGGCTACGGTGGCCGGCTGCGGCCGGGATGCCATCCGGGGCGCGCTCAAGGAGATGGAGACCGCCGGGTACCTTACCCGGATGCGCGCCCACGGAGAGGGCGGCAAGTTTACGGGCGTCGTCTACACCATCCGGGATGTGGCGGCACCATTGTCGGAAAACCCGACAATGGATGAAAACGCACCATTGTCGGGAAAACCGACGACGGAAAACCCGACGTCGGAAAAACCGTCGTCGGGAAATCCGACGCAATTAAATAAAGATCCATCCAGTAAAGATCTTAGTAATACCCCCCTACCCCCCACAGGGGGCGGTGTGAAAGCGCCAAAGTCAAAGCTCAGGCGCAAGCGCGCCGCTAAGTCAGAACCGACCTGGCGGCCGGATAAGTTCGCCGGCTTCTGGCTGGCCTACCCACGGGACGAGGACCGGGCCAAGGCGGTGGAGCAGTGGGATGCCCTGCCCGGGGACCAGGGGCTGATGGAGCAGTACGGCTCGGAGGATGCCCTGCTCCACGACATCGCGGTTGGACTCAAGCGGCACCTGGAGTGCGAGGACTGGCGGGAGGGCAGGGGCATCCCCTACGCCTTCCGCTGGCTGCGGGACCGCAAGTGGCAGGAAAAGCGAAAGACCGCCCAGGCTTTGGGCTCGGACAGGCCCCCGGGGGTGACGTATGGCTGGAGATAACAACACCCTGTATGAGCAGGTGCTAGGCGCGGAGCAGAGCGTGATCGGCTCCATGCTGATTGACCCGAAAACCGTGGGGCTGGTGGTGGCGGAGCTATCCGAGGAGGATTTCAGCCTGGAGGCAACCCGTAACCTTTTCCGTGCGTTCCGGAAGCTGTACCTGGAAAACCGTATCATGGACCCGGTGACGGTGCTGGCAGCGATCGGGCCGCAGGACGCCTCCATGCGCAGCTATGTCATGGAGCTGATGGACCGCACCCTAACCCCCGCAAATATCGTGGAGTACATAGAGCAGGTGAAGCGGGAATCCCTGCGGCTCCGGCTGCAGAATATCGGCCGGGAGCTGCTGGAGAGGCTGAGCAACCCGGAGGACGCTATGCCGCTGCTTATGCGGGGGATGGAGCTGTTGTCCGGGCAGAGGCAGGACGACGAAGCGGACATGGAGCGCTCCATCCTGGACTTTTACGAGGACCTAAAGCACGAGCCGGAATACCTCCCCTGGGGCTTCCCGGAGCTGGACGAGGGACTGTACGTTGAGCGCGGGGACTTTGTCGTGCTCGCCGGCCGCCCCTCCGACGGCAAGACCGCCCTGGCCCTGCACATGGCCTATGCGCAGGCCCAAACGCTCAACGTGGGATTCTTTTCCCTGGAGACGGGCCGAAAGAAGCTGTTTTCCCGCCTGATGTCCTCTGTGTCCAGGGTGCCCGGCCCAACTTTGAAACGCCGGAAGCTCTCGGAGGAAGAGTTCAGCCTGATTGCAGCCGGGGCCGGTGAGATACGACCGAGGAAGCTGCGGGTCATAGAGGCGGCCGGATGGACGGTGGATCAGATTGCCGCCCGGGCCCTGGCCCGGAAGCTGGATGTAATCTATATCGACTACCTGCAGCTTATCCGGCCTACCATACGGGGGCGGGCCAGCCGCCAGGACGAGGTGGCGGATATCTCGCGGGCCCTGGCCGTCCTGGCCCGCACCCACAAGATCACGGTTGTGGCGCTGTCCCAGCTCTCCCGGCCGGCGGATAAGACCAAGCGGCGTCCTCCGGTGCTGGCCGACCTGCGTGAGAGCGGGCAGATTGAGCAGGACGCCGACGCGGTGATGTTTGTCTGGCGTGAGGACGAGCAGAACAGCAACGCCGAGCGAACCCTGTCCCTGGCAAAAAACAAAGAGGGGCAGTTGAACAACTGGCCCATGGTCTTCCGAGGGGAAATCCAGAGGTTTATCCCGATCACCTCCCCCGGCAGCACTACCATGGCAAAGAAACGGCAAGAGCCGGACTACAAACAGATGGGGTTCCACGAAATCACAGGTGATGACTCGGAGCTCCCATTCTGAGCAAGGAGATAGAGCTATGCGTACTATCGCTATTGTGAACCTTAAGGGCGGCGTCGGGAAGACCGTCACCGCCGTCAATGTGGCCGCCATCCTGGCCACCGAGTACGGCCAGCGGGGGCTGCTCATTGACGCAGATCCCCCGGCCACCGCCACCCA